TCAGGATGCATTTTCTTTCAAAGAACAGATGATGGGGCATCTGTGCGTTTATGGCAATTGTTATGCATATATCGAAATGGGAGGCAGTGGATACATAAAATCTTTGATGCCTCTTAATCCCGAACGCATGTTCCCCTTTCGTTTGAATGGAGAACTTCTCTATCGGTATAGAGCGAGTCCATATTTCCAAACCCAGGATTTGTTTTTCCGATCGCAAAATGATAACGAAAAAAGGAAAAATGATTTTTCGACTATGGGAGATCCCCAGAAGGCAGGATATTTCCAGTGGGTGGGAAAGGCATATCCCGATCAAATAGAATCAATCTTGACGGCAAATGAGGTTTTCCATATTCACGGATTTGGATTTGATGGTATACGAGGATATTCCCCACTTGAGCTCCAGAGGGAGACTTGCGGACTTGCCATAGCAGCGAAACATTACGCGGCAGACTTTTTTGCCAATGATGGAACTCCTAGTATAGCCTTTCTGCATAATCAGCATTTGACAGATCAGGCCACGCGCAGGTTACAAGATTCATGGAAACAAAATCATGCACGGTGGGGAAGGAAACATACTCCTATCATTCTTGAAGAGGGAATGCAAGTAAAGGAATTGAGTCTTGCACCGGATAAGGCTCAATTGATCGAGATACAGAAATTCTTGGTTACTGAGATTTGTAGAATCTACCGGGTGCAGCCTCACATGGTGCAGGATTTGGAAAGGGCAACTTTCTCGAACATCGAACATCAAGATATCGAATTTGTAAAACATACCATGAGGCCGTGGGCGATCAGATGGGAATCCGCGATATCACGGCAACTTTTGAGCGAAAAGGATCGAAAGAAATATTATCCCGAGTTCTGGATGGACGCTATACTGCGCGGAGATGCAATAACTAGGGCTCAGGTTTATCAGGCACAGATTGGTAGTGGTATGCTTTCCCCCAATGACGCGCGCAGGCGTGAACAATTGAATGACCGGGAAGGTGGAGATACATATTATATCCCGTTGAATTGGGTTGATGCCTCCAATCCTCCAGAACCAGTTACAAAACCCAAACCTGGTATTGAGGATACACCAGAGGAAGATAATAGCAATTTGGTATCGAAGGAAGTACGCACTATCCGATCTGCAAGAAGTAGACGCGCGATAGCCAATAGTTTTGGAATTCTCTTGAAGGATTCAGCAGCTCGTATTGTTCGCAAGGAATGCCGTGATCTAAGAAAGGCGATTTCGGAACAATTGAAATTGAGAGATGCAAATACATTTGCGCAATGGATGGAAAAATATTACAGGGAGATGCCCGATTATATCAAGAAACAGATCACGCCAGTCTATCAAGCTTTTAGTAATGCTATCCGTGCAGAGATAGCAAATGAACTTGGTATTGATGAGACTGTCCGTCCAGAGGATGAACAATTTGTCAGACAGTTTGTAGAAATATTTACCAAAAGATATATAAGCGCATCGACGGGGCAGATACAATCGCTTATAAGGGATACTTCCGCCCAGGCAATGGCGGATACCATAGACGAACGATTGGATGAATGGGAAGATAATAGAGCAGAAAAGATTACGACTAATGAAAAGACACAAGCCTCTAATGCTTTTGCAAGAAACATCTATATGCTTGCCGGCATTGCCAGTCTTGTTTGGATGGCAATGGGGGCAAAACCTTGCGAATATTGCCAGCATATGGATGGTATGAAGATCAGTATCCATGATGATTTTGCATACGATGGCGAAGATATACCCGATGAAAGATCATTAGGGATTGGTAAAAATATCGGGCACCCTCCACTCCATCGTGGTTGTGAATGCCAAATCACAGCGGGGTGATTATGGAAAAGAATTGCTGTCATTGCAATAAAATGTTTCCAATAGAACGTTTTCGAATTCAGAACGGAAGACCTTATTCATATTGTCGTTCATGTGAAGTTGATATTCAAAGGGCATCTAGGGCAAAACATCCTGGGAAAAAGACGGCGGATGATAGGGAAATGAGAAGGCGGGCCCGTAGAGAAGCACTAGAACATTATGGAAATAAGTGTTCCTGCTGCGGAGAATGGAGGATTCCATTTCTTGGAATTGATCATATAAATGGCGGTGGTAGAAAACATAGGAAAGCTATTCATATGCCTATAACTGTTTGGCTAAAAAGAAACAACTATCCCGAGGGATATAGAATTCTTTGTCACAATTGTAACCTAGCCATTGGATTTTATGGTGCGTGTCCCCATGATTCAGAACGAAAAGAAATTATGGCGGGATGATTTAAGGAGTAATTATAAATGCCCTATAATGGAGAGCATTCTTGTAGGTTGGTTTCTCCTGTAAAAGATGCGCCCACCAGACGAAAGAATGGAGCGCAGAAGCATAATGGAAAAGCCTATGATGTTATCTACCAAGAACAGGAAGGTAAGTGGATCGAACAAGCGTTTCGATATCCCAAAGAATCATGGAGCGCGAGTGAGGCGTCCTCTCATTGCAAATCTCATGATGGTAGTTTCGAGGCTGCGAGTGAGGGGAAATCTGTTGTCGATGATGAATTAGAGACACGCATATTTTCATTTACTGAATTGCGAGTAGATGAAGAGAACAAGAAACCCCAGATTGTCGGTTATGCTGCCGTATTTGATAAACCCAGTGAGGATCTGGGGGGATTCCGTGAGTATGTACGCGCAGGTTGTTTTAGAAAGACAATTCAGGAATCTGATATACGGGCTCTTTTCAATCATGATGTTAATTGTGTTCTAGGAAGGAATAAAGCGGGAACCTTAAAACTGGAGGAAGATCCTGTTGGTTTGAAAATGGAGATCGATCCTCCCGATACTAATTGGGCGCGCGATCTCATGACAAGTATAAAAAGAGGAGATATCGACCAGTGTTCCTTTGGATTTAAGACTATCAAGGATAATTGGGAAAATAAAGACAATCAAAATACTCGTGAACTTTTGGAATGCAGATTGTTTGACGTATCGGTTGTAACAAATCCAGCATATCCACAAACGAGTGCATATGTAAGGGCTAAAATTGAATCGCTTATTAATCCCACCGAGCCGGACGAGACTGCCCACTCGGAGGACGAGCCGGAGAAGAATCTCCACTCGCCAGATGAAAAAACGATTCAGATTAGGAATGCTTTTTTTGCTCAAATAGAATTTGAAACTAAAAGGAGTTTAAATGTCTAAGTTGACTGACATGCTCCAGGATCGGTTCAAGCTTGTAAAGCAGGCGCAAGCGATTCAGACTAAAATCGAATCGGAAAAGCGCGAATGGACCGCAGAGGAGCGATCACAGTATGATAAGATTTTCGCTGATGTCGATGGGATGAAAGATAAAATCGATGAACTTCAAAAAGATGAAGAGCGTGGTAAGAAAGTTACCAAGGCTCTTGAGGAAATGGAAAAGCCTCTTAAGAAGGGAATTGTCGAGGACATCGGTGTAGAGGATCGCAAACTTGGTCCCTATGATACTCCCGAATATCGTAAGTTCTTTAGTAAATATCTTGTCACCGGTCCAGAGGCTCGATCCGAATTCCGCGGTCTCCAGATGGATTTGGACGCAGGTGGTGGATATACTGTTTTGCCCCAACAGTTTGTAGGAGAATTGATCGAAGCAACAAAGGCGTTGTGTTTCTTCCGAAGTATCGCCAAGATCTATACTGTCACAAATGCAGAATCTCTTGGTTTGCCAGCCCTTGTCGCAAGACCTTCTGCTCCTACTTGGACCTCAGAACTTAGTATTGGTGCTTTTGATACTGCCATGCAATATGGTAAACGTGAACTTCATCCTCATCCTCTGGCACAAGGAGTTAAAATATCTAAAAAACTATTGCGCACATCAACTCTGAATACTGACCAAACAGTCAGAGACCAGCTTGCTTATATGTGCGCAATTACTGAGGAAAATGCATTTCTGAATGGGAATGGTGCCGGGCAGCCGTTGGGAGTTTTTGTAGCTAATTCAGAAGGTATTGATACCAATCGTGATATATCCACCGATAATACAGCTACGGCAATTACTTCCGATGGACTTATCAATTGTTATTTTAATCTGAGACCGGTTTATTGGGCGCAGGCGAAATGGATTTTCCATCCTAATGCCATTAGAAATCTTAGGAAACTGAGAGGCAACGATGGTGATTATCTCTGGAAGGCTGGACTCTCTAATGATAGGGGTGATACTCTTCTGAATTGTCCTGTGCTTATTTCTGAGTTTGCACCTTCCACATTTACGACAGGTAAGTATGTGGGTATATTGGGTGATTTTAGTCGGTATGTCATTGCGGATGCGTTGGATGTAACATTGCAGGTTCTTACGGAACTTTATGCGGGAAGTAACGAAAACGGATATCTTCTCCGAAAAGAAACTGATGGGATGCCCGTCATTGCCGAGGCTTTCTCTCGTCTCACCCTGGCTTAAGGAAAGGAGGTAATAAATGCTTAATGGTGATCTTTTTAACAATGCTAAAATCTCGCTTGTTATGTCTAGTACTGATTTGGTTGCCGGATCTACGGTATCCGATACTACCGATCTAACTGTCAATACTACTCTAGACATGTCGGGATATGAATCTGTTTGCTTTATTGCATTACCGATGACTGTTACTGCGGCTGGTACTATTGGTATTATTCCGAAGTTTGGTTCTTCGTCTGGGACTCTTACCCTCGCGGCAACGAGTTTTTGGGCAGGTACCTCTACTCTCGGAGCCACTACCATGCTGAGTCAGGAATATTTTGCTCTTAATATCAATAAGCCGATTCAGCGATACGTAGGGCTCAGACTGCATAGAGCTACGCAAAACGCCAATCTCGCCGGTATTATTGCAATCCAGTACGGAAGAAAATATCCTCACCAGCCCGCCTCGTCTACCGAAATCGGAAGTTTTAATCCGTTTGGGACGACTGGTTCTACTGGTGCGTATATCTACGGTTGTGCTAACAGCACGGCATTTGGGTTTGGTACGTTTGCTGGTACTACTGCATAAGTGGACTAAGGGGGCCGCAAGGCCCCCATCCCTAAAGGAGTAAAAATGGGAAGCAATTACAATAACAAAGTCCACTTTAATGAATCTACGAGTCTTGATGTTGATTCCGGTGGTCAGATTGCCGTTGCTAATTATGGTGTTGTGTCCATGCCGGTACTTGGTTCTACAGTGCAGACATCAACCGAAGTTGCGACGGGGACTACTCTATTTAACAACGGGGTGGTTGTTCTGGCGCAGAATAGTGCGACAACTACGTTTCGTTTGCTTACTGTAAAACCACCGGTACGAGGATGTTATCTTGA